ACTGGGGCCGGTTCCGATGATCCGCCGTCATCAGGAACCGGCTCCACTGGGGACTCTGCCACGGTCGGAGCACCGGCCTCGGAGGCGAGGATGCGAAGCGTGGTGGCGCGGGAAGCGTCCATCTTCAAGTAGTCGATCACCCTCTCCACGATGACGAGAGGGGGTGGGCCGTTCGGCTTCCGGTGTCTCAACACCTTGCGGACGTTCGACCTCAGGCTCTTGACGCTCTGATCGCTCTCGACAATCGGCACCGAGAAGCGCGTGCCATCATCAGCGATGAACAGCATGCCTCCCACCCCGCCACCGACGTGAGTCGGAGTCCATCCGCTGGCGAGCGCCAGCAGAGCCAGCGTCTTACCGTCCACATAGCGGAGCGAGAGAAAAACCTCCGACTGCTCGTCGGTGAGGTTCGGGTTGAACGGGTCGGGGTTGTCGAAGCTCATGTTGTCAAAGATACAGAATCTTTGACACGGATGCAACCCCTGTGTTGAGATATCCCCTGCCCGCCCGCAGGGGATATCTCACTACCAGGGAGGGATGGTCACACCCCCTGGAGAGCCTCAACGATCTTCCGCATCACGATGCCCGCAGCGGCTTCGGCCAGGCTCTCGGCGCTGACGCCGTTGATGCTGGTGATGGTGGCTGTGGTGTTGCTGCCCGAAGTGGTCGTCGTGATAGGGGGGGTATCGATCTCGGCAGCCGGTGCCTCACCCTTGGCCTCGCCCAGGATGTGATCGATGTAGGTGGGGATGCGGGTGCGCGGCGGCAGTTCGATCCCTTGAGCCGTGGCGATCTCCTTGAGTTCGGTCAGGGAGAGTTCTTCCAGGTCTTCCCGGGTGTACGTCTTGACCTTGGGCTTGGCCCCGTTCGGGCTGGCGGCAACCTTCTTGGCAGCGGCCTTGGTGGGCTTGGTGGGTGGCACGTCCTCTTCTTCCTCTATTTCGTCCGCTTCGGCCCCTTCGGCCTCTGGATCAGAGAAGTCAACCTCCACCATGCCGTCGTTGAGCACGAAAGCCGGGAATCCGGCGTCGGCTGCGGCCTGGATCACACCGTTGAGCCAGCGATCCTCTTCGGCAGCGGGGTCGTCCGAGACGTAGAGCGCCAGGATCTGCGCCGTCGTCTCGCCTTCCTCGGGCTTGGTGTTGAGCAGATTGACGACCTTCTGAGCGATGCGCTTGGCGACGTGCGTCTCCTGAGCGTTGCCGTAGATGTCAGCCATCGCATCGGCGTCGTCGGTCAGCACCTCGTAGTAGACCCCGTTCTTGTCCAGCCAGTTGACGATGGCCTTGTCGGTGTCAGAGGGGTCGTCCTTGCCCTGGACGACGAACCAGTACGGCTGGTCCCCCGTGTTGTCCATCAACTCCTGGAGTGTCTCGGTCAACTCCTTGCGGGTCATCTCCCCGTCACCGAGCACGATGTACATGGCGTTTCTCCTATTGTCTGGTCGCTCGTTGCTGTCGCAGGACGAGGACCCTAACCCAGTCCGTAGTTACCAGCAACAAATCGCTGATTCGCATCAGGATCATCGCTGCTCCACCCAGGCCGAGTCCAAGCCACCAGTGATGGTAGTCGATCAGGCACTGGCCCCCGACCCCCAACACGAAGGGCAGGAGCCGCCAGAACCAGGCCGAGGCCTCCACCATCTCCATCAGGGCTGTCCACAGGCCCCACACGGCGAATGCTACGAGAAGGTGCTCCATGGGGGGAGCACGCTACTACCAAGTATCTCAGTGCCCGATGGCGTTGGCGTTGGACAGCGTCCAGACCCGGCCCCGTGGATCGGTGTAGCTCGTCCCCGTGCCCGGATACTCAGTGGCGTCGAACCGCCAGATGACGGTGCCGTCGAGCTTCTCCAACTGCGCCCAGTAGATGCGCCCTTGCAGGTTGGGATCACCGCCGCCGATCATGACGGGAGCAGCGGTGTGTGGCAGAACAAGCTGCCCCGCTGGTTGAGTAGTACGAACCCCATCGAGGATGGACACGATGGACGTTGCGTTGGGAGCGACCTCGACACCAAAGGTGTGGGCAACCCCGAGCGGTGTCGATGCGAGCATCGTGGCCTGGGTGAAACTCGTCAGCGCCGGATCTGCCGACGAGAAGACCATGAGGTCAGTGTTGGGGTGATACAAGAAGACGAGATATTCCCGTACCGGGGCGGCGGTCTGCTTAATCACGACTGACGGGAACCCGGTACCCAGGATCGCATCGAATCTCGCCCGGAATGACAGCCGCACCATCCCGGTGATCGCCATGTCAGGCGTGTCGGGTGTAGAGATGGTGCCGAGAGCCGGGATGAGATACTGATCCACCACCCAGGGGTTGACCACCCCTGCGGTGTCGGAGACTCCTGAGCGGTAGGCGATCACGCCAGCGACCTTGGCCGGGACCGGTGCCATCGGGTCGTTGGGGTAGAGCACACCGAGATGGGCGTTGATGAACGTTCCCGCAGGTACCCACTTGTAGATGAAGCCTCGTTCAGCGATCACGTCGTCGGTGATCAGTGCCGTACTGTCAACTTCACGGCCGAACATGCGCCCGTAGATGGTGCGCTTGTTGTTATACCACAGGGAGTAGGTGCCACCCTTGCGGACCTCACCGCCGTACCACATGTAGTCGTCCCGAGCGCCGTAGGTCGAGTCACCGTCGAAGTAGTCCCAGTCCGGGAGCAGGCCCTTCTCGCACAGCACCTGATCGATCGTGAGATCGCCGCCGTCACACTCCAGACGGATCAAAGCCTGGTATGCCTGGGCAACGGTGCGACATGTTGAGATATGGATGAACGAACTGGCGTTGAGCGTCCACGTCTGTGTGCCCCAGTCCGTGCCGAGCACGTTGAACTCGTCGTTCCAAGCGACGAAGCCGACCTTGAGCTTGCCGGTGCCCTTGGCATGCAACTGGATCGTCCAGTCCTCTTCCCGTTGGGTGGGGAACCAGTTGGACTCAGCGATCACCGTGCCCGCCTTCTGGAACCGACCGGACCAGGCACCAGCAGGGCTGCCGGTCGGGCCGACCAGGGCGGCGTTGGGGATGGCAACCCGGCTGGCCGACCCGTTGGTTGACCAGTAGCCAGTGTTAACCGACGCCGATTCGAAGCTGGGGTTGGCGATCATGTTGACCCGCTGCGGGTAGAGCCAGACGTGCTGAGTGTGACTGACTTCGAACGGCGGCGCTCCCTGGTACACCGACAGCGGCCCCTCGACCATCGATGTCACCTGGGTCGCACCGCCTGCAGCGTCGGCCCAAGAGAATAGCCAGCGGTTATTCGATGGTGGCGGTGGCACCGGTAGTCCGATATCCGGGTTAGCCGTTATCCCATCGGTGGCCCTCAGAATCTGCGGTCCAACATCGAACGGACTCGTCGTCACCATCACGATCGGATCGACCTTGCCGCCGTAGGTGCCGACCAGCAGGAAGGCGAAGCCAGCGACCTCGGTGTCGGCCAGGGTGCCGAAGGTGTAGAGGTCGGCTCGGAAGTAGTTGTTGGTGAAGCCCACCGGCTTGTACATGTTGGCCGGGATGGTGCTTGCCAGCGGGTAGCCGGTGGTGCCAGACACCTCAGCCCAGCCAGGCTTGGCGAGCAGTTCGGGCAGGGTGCTGATCTCCTGGTAGCGGCTGTCCTCGCTGTTGAACGAAGGGGCCTGGCGCAGCAGTACGACCTTGAGCGTCTTGCCGACGAAGAGTGTCGGAGTGGTCGCCAACTGCGTGCGGATGAAGTCGGGGAAGAAGGCGCTCATGGTACGTAGTACGGATCTCCGAGGATGAACCCGGTGGTGGCTTCCTGACCCGTGATCACCGGGCCGATGAACTCGGCGGCGGCACCCAGGGTGAGATACTTGTCGGGAGCGATGTACTGCTTGGGAGCCGACACGTCGTCCACGACGTAGACCATCACGCCAGCGATGTCGATGAACCCGGAACGGCCGACGACCGGTGAGGTGACCCGGCTGGTGAAGTAGAGAGCCGGGGTCACGTAGACCGAGGTGGGTGGAGCCACGGCCTGAAACAGAAAGGTCTGCCAGGCACCGGCCGTGCCCACGAAGGCCGTCGCCTGCGAGGTACTGATCAGGTCGCTGGGCTTGCCCCCGGCGTTGAACCAGAGCAGGGCCACGGTGGTGCTCAACCCAAGCTCCTGGGACATCTTGAAGCTGAAGGCGTACTGAGAGCCAGGCCTGACCGGGATGCCAGCGGTCAGTGGGTAGACCTCACCGACGTTGCCCTTGGTGCCGTTCGTACAGCCGCAAGTGATGGAGAGGTTGGTCGTCTCCACCGAGTCATCGGTGACGATCCGCATTGAGTTGAGGCCCATCGGGCTGGGCGGGTTGTTGCCGGTGTTGGTCAAGGTCACCTTGTCGGAAGAGATGGCCGTCCAGCCAGCGACGCCGGTCCCTGGGTGCATCGAACCCCAGTTGCCGGTGCCAGCGGTGAAGATCGAGTCGTCGGTCAGAAGCATGATGTTCTCACCGAGGGTGATGTCCACGCCGTACTTGGTGCCGGTCGTCACGACCTGGCGCATCGCCGTGATGGTGCCTCGCATCGCCAGCATCTCGGGCAGGCCAGCGAGCATTGCTCGGTATCGGATGTCACCGACACCGGCCTTGTAAGGCACGCCGAAGTTGGCCCCGACCTGCTTCAACAGCGGCAGCGGGCACTTGTCGATGTGATACGTCTCCTGCCACTGCTCCACGTACTCACGGGTGGAGTCGAGTTCGGCCCCGAAGACCCGCAGCATCTGACGGAGCGGCCCCTCGCCCTCCCGCAGGTTGGAGTCCACACGCTGGTAGTAAGGAGGGATGGCGTCCCACATGTGCTGGTCGAAGCCGTACTTGTGGGGGATCAACACCAGCGCCTGCATGCCGGTGATCCAGTCGAACGGCGTCGTCTTGAAGAACAAGGTGTAGTAGTAGAACTGCCCCGGCTGCAGCGGCCGGTCGTAGACGACAGGTGGCACGTCGTCATCGTCGTTGAGATTGGTGAAGTCCGAGTGCAGGGCACGGAACACGGTCTGGCCGTCCGCTGGGGTCAGCGGGAAGCCGAAGCCCGAGCGGACCAGTGCCACCTCAGACCACGACGGATCGATCTCGTTGGGCCAGCCCCAGTTGATCTCGGAGACACCAGTCTCCTTGACCTGGAAGACGCCGGGGGTCATCTCCGTACGCACCACCTCATGGCCCCACCACCTGATAGTGAGGTATGCCTTCTTCGTCGCGTCAGTGAACCCAGGGGTCGTAGACGCGTATCGAAGGGCGGTATGGGGAAGGGTCGTGACCGACGTGCCACGGACGTAGTCACCGCCGTTTTCGAAGCCGTAGACCTGCCGCTGTACGACGAAGGCCGGGTCCCTGTACCCGAGCGGCCACCAGGAATCAGTCATGGCTACGACCCGACGACTCCACCGACAGCCCACACCCACAGGCCGTCGTGAGTGCGCTCGTTCTCGTCCAGGCCGGGGAAGTCCACCTCGGACTCGGGGTTGTGGGTGTCGTACTGGGTGACCGTGCCGGTCGCCGCCACGGCAGCGATGTCAGCGACCTGCTTGGCGTAGCTGATCGTGTTGGAGGTGACGGCGGTGATGATGTAGTTGCCGTTGAAGGTTCCATCGACCCCGGCCACCGTGATGCCCTCCCCGACCAGGAAGGTATGAGCGGCCGTGGTGGTCAGCTTGGCGACCCACGACGTGAGTTGCTTGGTCTGCACGTCGGCCTTCTTGAACACTGTCAGCGGCGGCACGATGCGTGGGATCAACAGGGGCGGCGTCATCATGTCGTTCACCGTGATCGGGCTGGGGTCGGCGTTGTTGGTGATCGGAGCCATCAGCTTGTCCTGGGCCAGGGTCGGCTCGGTGTTGTTCAGCCACATGATCTCGATCCACTCGACGCCCTGGATCGACAGCGACGTGCGGTAGATCTTGCCGATGGTGATCTTGGTGCCGAAGTCCACGAAGTCGAAGTCCACCGCCTTGCGGATCAACGACTCCACCTGGAGCCGCACCGACGAGCGGTTGAACCCTTCGATGACATGGACCAGAACCCGGCAGTAGACGGGATACCAGAGAGCGTTGACATCGGTCGGCTCGGCCATGACCTGTGAGCCGACGATGATCTTGTCGGCCATGTAGGCCTCTACCGAGTCGCAGAGGTACGTCATGTACTGGGTGGTGGCCTTGCCATCTGTGGGAGCGATACGCACATGGACAGCGGTGTACACCGTGCCGTAGGCCACGCTCTTGGCGACGCCGGGGACCTGCATCGCCAGGTCGCCGTAGTCGTTGAGCGTGATCGCACGGCTCTTGATCCGTGACGCCGCCCGGGGGATGGAGAAGCGCATGGCATCGATCGACTCGGGATCGGTGCCGCCCACCGGAGACGCAGCGTTGCGGACGGTGACACCCCACAAGTTGGTGGTTGAGGGGACCGAGTTGGCGGCGATGACCGTCAGCGTGTCAGCCGACAGGTCGTTGGCCTCGGCCCCCTGGCCGAAGCGGTAGGTCACGTAGAGGTTGGCGTTGGCCGCTGGGATTCGACCGGCCGTGTTGTCACCGAAGACGACGTGAGTCACCCCGGTGTCGTCCAGGAACGTGGTGAAAGCCGCCTGGGTCGGCCGTGCGATGGAGATGTCCGAGACGAACGTCCACGGCAGGCTCTGGCCCGCCTCGTCGGAGCGCACGCTCACGCTGTTGAAGACGACGCCCTTGTGGGGGAGGATGAACTCGATGTTGGGGATGCCCAGGCTGATCCCCATCAGGTCATCGTGGACGGTGACTCCCTCGGTGGCGAAGGACGAGCCAGTGAGGATCGGTGGCGTTGCCAACGGGTCGAGGAAGACCTCCTGGTTCGTTTCGAAGACCATCAAGTTGTTGGCGTTGTCGGCGTTGTTGTAGACCTTCGTCCCCACCGGAAGTGTGACAGTCTCCTCGGCGTTGGCGTCGAGCGTGAAGTCGAGCAGCACACTCGCTGACTGCTGGCCGATAGGCCGGTATCCCAGCATGTCAGCGATGTAGAGGACGGACTGCCGTCGCACTGCTGTGCCTAGGAACGCCTCGGAGGCAGTGCGGTCGATGTAGAAGTGCATGACATCGCCCATGTAGGCGAACAGTTCGATCAGCAGCGTGCCAAAGTCACTGGCCTCCCCGGCCGTGGCCCAGTCAGGCATGAGGCCCTTGGCGAGGCCGACCAACTGCGAGCGGATCGCCGTGAAGTCACGGTTGGTGTAGTCGAGAACGATCCTGGTATCACTCTCGTCTTCGATCGTGACAAGGATTCCGGTGTCGCTCATAGTTCGGTAGTCCCCTGAGTTAGCTGACGCTGCACGAACTCGGACGATGACACCGGTATCGAAAGGGTGGTATCGGTGTTGTACAGCGTCGAGCGGTAGGTGATGTCAAAGATGACCAGGCTCTGCCCGCCACCCGTGAAGACGTTGGCCGATGCAGTGGTGCGATCTTCGATCGACACACTCACCTCACGGACGAACGCTCGGGAGACGAGGTTGGAGAGACGGGTCTTGATGATGGAGGCGGCGTCCTTGCGGACCAGTTCGTCGGAGGGATCGAACAGCGACGCCTGCACGTCACAGCCGTAGCGAGGGCGCATCACCCGCTCACCCTGGTTGGTCATCACGGCGTCGATCACCTGGCCCCGCACGATCTCGTCGTAGTTGGTCGTCTCCTTGATCTTGCCGTCGAGGCCGATCTGGAATGGGTAGAGGATCGCTTTCACAGCACATCCCTCACTCTCAGGTCTGTCCACGACGACACCCAGTAGTCGTTCTGCAACGACAACGTGGGCCTGGCCTTGCCAGCCTGGTCCCAAAAGGGGCGATAGGCACCTTGGGAGATACGGGCGTCGTTGCTCGGGCGGGCCATCTTGAGTTGGGTCTGGAACTGCTGGGCATCCATGATGTGGTTCACGGTGTGAACC